AGGCTAAACGCCTAAAGGCGATTGAATACTACAGTCACATAGCACGTGCAATGATGTTATGCCAATCTGCACTACATTCACTGGATGATGTAAGCGACAATATGTTTCACAAGCACGAAATTAAACGCACTATAAATCAGTTCATCAATGGAGTTGAAAGGTTTGCGACTACATTTGTAGAGAATAACAATGAGACAATGGCACAGACTTATAGCAACATTATCAAGCAGATTGACGAGTTCAAAGAAAATATTAAAGTTCAGATACAATGACACCGAAAGAAAAAGCAATAGAGATAGTTGAAAAAATGGAGAATGATTTCCAATATTTTGCAAGTAGAGAAATAGCAATAAAACACGCCTTAATTGCAGTTGATGAATGTCTAAAAACGTGTGTTTATTCAATGATTTATTATTGGCAAGAAGTTAAAGAAGAAATAGAAAAATTATGATTTCAAGAAATAACAAGAACAGGCAACGATGGATGATAGCAATGCAGTTTGATGTCGACCGTTGGAAGTTTAGAGAGAATAGGGTCGGTGTCATTAATGTAGGTAGATTAATTAGAAAAGCATTTTATAATAAGGATAACGATGGAAATTAAAGAAAAGATTGAAGAATTAAAAGGAATGTTAACTGGAGACATCTTTAAAGATGGGGAGTTAATGATGGAAATTTATGAGTTGAAGAAACAACTTAATCCCGAAATAGAAACCAATCCAAGTGCAGATGATGATGACCTTGAGGAATGCTTGTACTGCGGAAGTTAATTAAATAAATTATGACAAGAAAAAAAGCAAATGAATTTCTTTATTCACTATGGGAGAATGGAGAAGTACCCTCAAATTTTACTGAAGACCATTCAGAATATGATAGGGCAGTAGAATTGTTAATTAAAGGGTTAGATTGGGAAGAATATGTAAAATTAGAAGTATTATGAAAGTATGAAAATTTGTTTTAAATGCAAGCGAAATCTACCCTTGTTTTTGTTTTTAAAAGATGATTCCAAATACCAAGTCAAAGCCGAAAAAGGCAAAACAAAAGTATGTAGGGTGTGTAATATTAAGCGAAGTTTAAAAACAAATAGTATCTTTGCAAGAGTAGACGGTAAGTTTATAACAATGCAAAAAAGTAAATTTGAAATAATAAAACACTTTTTAAAATGAAGATAAAAGTTAGTACAAGAGTTGTTTTTATATTCAAGGATTACGTTGTTAAAGTGCCCATCAGTTTACGTGGGTACTTACAATGTTTACAAGAACGCGACCTTTGGGATAAATACAAAGACCTCGGTATATTAGGCGAACTTTACAGTTACAACCGTGGAATAATCAGAATGAAACGATACGACCCTATTAAGGCAGTTGACCACTATGACATAGCAAATGTAAAAAAAGCTATTAAAGAGCTTGATATTGATATGTGCGACCTTTACAACAAAGCTAACTGGGGAGAACTAAATGGTAAAAGATACCTAATTGATTACGGTATTAATGAAGAAATATCAAAAATGTATAATTTATGAAATTAAGATGTATAGAAAAATACTTTGCTAATTTTACATACGGTAAAGTTTACGAAGTTGTAGGGCAAACAAAGAGTTACATTTGGGTAATAAACGACAAAGGGCAAGACCATCAGTTTGACACTTTCGAGAACTACTTTGAAGTAGTGACCGATAACGCACCAAGTTATTACAATAATGAGAAAGGTAGTTTGTATCTATTTGCAGAACAACAAGGACTAAATGCATGGGAAAGTGACATTATAAAAAGAGTGGTAAGATGCAGAAAAAAAGGTAACTTTGTACAGGATTTAGAGAAGACAAAGTTTTTAATTGATTTATACTTAAAAGAATGGAAACAGTAATAATAATCTTAGTTTATGTAGCTAACGTATTTTTAAATAGATGGTTAAATAAAAAATTGTATAAAATAGATAAATTTAATGGAATAAACCCGATGCTTTGGTTTTTCCCTATTGTTACTACTGTTGTCTTTGGTTTAGACCTTATAAATGAACAAAGTCGTAAAAATAAATTTACAGGTAAAAATTGGTAATATGGAAAGAGAAATAATAAATTGGGCTAAGGCTAGAAAGTTAGACAACCCCGACAATAAGTTTCAACAGTTTGCAAAGGTTGTAGAGGAAGTTGGGGAGTTATCCTCTGCAATATTAAAGCGAGATATTTCAGAAACGATTGATGCGCTAGGAGACACTTACATCACACTTGTTATATTAGCAAATCAAATGGGTTACTCGTTAGAAGATTGTGCAAAACGTGCCTTTAAAGTTATTGAATACCGAAAAGGTAAAACAATTAACGGAACGTTTATTAAAGAATAATTAATATGAAAGACTTAGAAAAATTAATAAGACTTCAATCTTTTTTAAAGTCTTACATTCAAACAAAAAAACAAAATGAGCAAATTAACATAAAATTAATTGGTAATTATAATAAAAAGGCATCTACTAATTTACACTATAATTCAATAAAAATTGAAGAATATACTCATGAAATACACTGTTTATGTGTTGAATTAGGGTTTGCAGATTTTAGAGAAAACGAATATTATAAAGACACAACAATTAATTTTGGTTCAATAGAAATGTTAATAAAAAAAAGAAAACCAAATGTTGGTATGTGATTAAAGTGTTACTATGGCTAATGGACAAGTACCATAAATCTAAGTGCCTAAAACTTAGCATATCACGATACGGTCGTAACACGCCAACATTTCGTTTTTTTAAACCCTTGCAGCAATTGGTGTAAGGGTTTTTTCGTTATCTTTAACCCCATGGATTTAATTGAAATAGCAAAGCATCACGACGAATGGGTACGGATTGTTAAACGCTTTGGGGCTAAGACCGAAGCGGAAGACATCGTTCAAGATATGTACATTCGTTTTCACAAATACGGCAAAGGTCAAGTAATAACCAAATCATTCATTTGGATTATGCTGCGCAACTCTTTTTATGACTCATGCAAGCGGAATGTTTCAATGGTTGACATCGACCTACTTGTTGACCTATCAGAGGATGAAAACAACAAAACGTACGAAATTGAGTTATACTATCAAAGTGTTGAAGATGAAATAAAAACATGGGAATGGTTTGATCAACAACTATTTTTATTATATTTACGAAGCGGAAAATCAATGCGAGAATTAGAAAAGGAAACTAAAATAAGTTTGACTTCTATTTTTCACACTATTAAAAAATGTAAAAGAAAACTAAAGATATGGCAAAAAGATCAAAAGGGTTTGGAGATACAGTAGCTAAGTTTACTGAAGCAACAGGGATTGACAAAGCTGTTAAATTCATTGCTGGGAAAGATTGTGGATGCGATAAACGTAAAGAAATACTAAACAAATTATTCCCTTACAAAACACCTGAATGCTTAACAGAACCTGAATACAAGCTATTGGAAGAGTTATTACCTCAAATATCTGTTAAGATTAAACCAAGTCAACAAATTGAGTTCTTAAAGGTTTACAATAGAGTATTCAAAACAAACGAGCGACCAACTTCATGCGCTAGTTGTTTAAACGATATGTTACGCAAAACAAGAATAGTTTTTAATGAATATAACAAAGAGTCATTCCCTGAAGGGCAAGGCGGATTTTTAGGGTAGACTTGACTAATCAAAGGATTTCAAATGAACACACACGGAGGCAAAAGAGAAGGGTCAGGAAGAAAGCCTTTATCAGATGAGATAAAAGGTTTTACTTTAGCACAGCCACACGTTGAAGATGCTTTCAGAGTATTAGCTGAGATAATGATTGATGAAGCTAAAAGACCATCAGATAGGATAGCAAGCGCAAAGATTTTAATCGAATATGGTTGTGGTAAGCCTAAAGAACATGTAGAGCAAGACATTAACATAAACACAACAACACTAAAAGACTTAATCAGTTTTGGTAGTACTGAATCCGAAATATAAAACATTTGCAAATGATTCTAGATATTTCATTGTTACAGGTGGTAGGGGTAGTGGTAAGTCATATTCTATTAATTTACTATTACTACTCCTTACATACGAAAGCAACCATGTTATCTTATTTACAAGGTACACTCTTACTTCTGCTCACATCAGTATTATACCTGAATTTATTGATAAGATTGATATACTAGATAAGCATAAAGATTTTCATATTACTAAGGATGAAATAATAAATCTAAGGACAGGATCAAAGATATTATTCAAAGGTATAAAGACATCGAGCGGAACACAAACTGCAAATTTAAAATCATTGGCAGGTGTAACAACATGGGTCCTAGATGAAGCCGAAGAGTTAACCGATGAAGATGTATTTGATAAGATTGATTACTCTATTCGACATAAAGAAAAACAAAACAGGGTAATACTTATCCTAAACCCCGCGACCAAAGAACACTTCATCTATCAAAAGTTTTTCGAGAGTAAAGGAGTTGAAGCCGGAGTAAACACGGTTAAAGGTGACACAACGTATATTCACACAACGTATAAGGATAATATATCAAATCTGTCTGAAAGTTTCTTAAATCAAATAAAAACGATAAAAGAACGTAGGCCTGACAAGTATAAACACACAATACTCGGTGGATGGTTAGAGAAAGCAGAAGGAGTTATCTTTACTAATTGGAGGATTGGGGAATATAATAAAGATAATGGTTCGGTATTCGGGCAGGATTATGGATTTAGTAACGACCCATCAACATTGGTTGAAACGTCAATAGATAAGACTAACAAGATTATTTATGTTAGACTTCATATTTATCAAACAGGTTTAACCACATCACAATTATCACAACTTAACAGACAATTTGCAGGGCGTGACTTAATAGTTGCGGATAATGCGGAGCCACGTTTGATTAACGAATTAAAGTCTCAAGGTTTAAATATTGTACCAACAATCAAAGGAGCGGATTCGGTAAAGTACGGAATAAGTTTATTGCAAGATTACGACTTAATTATTGATGAAAATTCAGTAGATTTGATAAAAGAATTAAATAACTATTGTTGGCTAGAAAAGAAATCAGAAACACCGATTGATAAATATAATCACGCATTGGATGCGTTAAGGTATGCAGTTAGTTATCAATTAAGTAACCCAAATAAAGGTAAATATGGAATCAGGTAAAAGTTTAAGACAAATGATTAATGAAAGCAGTGCAAAGGTTGTGGATGCTTACAAGGATGAGTACGGGGACAATTGGAAATTTCAATGTGTTGAGTCAATTGACAATGAAGTAGCGAAAGCTGAAGCATCATTGAAGTATTGGAAGGGTGTGAGAGCTAAAGTAATGATAGCAAAATGAAAGTAAAAATAACATTTAAAGAATATGAAAGCACGTGTGGTGATGGTTGTTGTTATGATTACGGAATGATTACAACGGTTAACGGTGAAGAACTTGAGTTCAGAAACTCAGACACTGAAACAATTGTTAAAGGTATTCTTGAAAAGTTAGGTTATGAAGTAGAAATAGAAAGTATTTATGAAGATTGAAATAGATATACCTTCCAACTTATCAGAGATCAGTTTAGATAGGTATCAGAAGTACATGGTTACTTTGAACAACTCAGACGATAAAGAGTTTGTGTTTCAAAAGATGATTGAAATATTTTGTGGTCTTGAATTAAAGGAAGTTGTTAAGATGAAAGCATCGACCGTTATCGAGTTGGTGCAACACTTTGACAAATTGTTTAACGAAAAGACAGCCTTCAAACATAGATTTAAAATGAACGGTGTGGAGTTTGGATTCATTCCCGACCTTGAAGAAATATCTTGGGGGGAATACATCGACATTGAATCTAACATCGGTGACTTTCAAAACATACATAAAGCACTGGCTGTAATGTATAGACCGATTGTAAAAGATGTTAAGGGTAAATATGAAATAGAGCCTTACCGAGGGGATTTAAGTTACTCAGAGGTGTTAAAATACGCACCATTAGACGTTGTACTTCCTGCATCTGTTTTTTTTTGGACTTTAGGAATAGAATTAATCGGCAGTACGCTGTCCTCTTTGGAGAAAACGAAGAACAAAACCCATATTCAGAGAACGTTCAATTCTCAAAACAATGGGGATGGTATAGTTCAATCTATCACGTCGCTCAGGGAGACATTAGAAGATTTGACGAAGTTACAGGGCTCAAACTTCATCAGTGTTTAACTTTTTTAACCTTTGAACAACAAAAAAGTAGAATCGAGGTTAAACAATTAAAGCGATCACATGAAAAACTATTATAACCTATCTACATTATTGCATGACTCTATACTTGCAGACCCATTAGTGAATAGAGTAACGAAGGGCAGCCTTGATAAAATCACCAATGCTAAGCAAGATATGTATCCACTTTGTCACATTATATTCAACGATGTAGCATTTAGAGGAAATACAACGGTGTATAATGTTTCATTAGTTATGATGAGCATAGTAGATGTAAGTAAAGACGATGTAACGGATATTTACAAGGGTAACGACAACGAGGATGACGTTCTAAACACTACTTTAAGTATACTAAATAGGATATTTGAGAGAGTAAGACGTGGTGATATTTACGATTTAGGCTATGAAGTGTTAGACGACACTGCAAGTTGCGAGCCTTTTGTTGATAGGTTTACCGATGCTGTTGCAGGTTGGACAATGACCTTTGACATATTAGCACCTAATGAAATGACAATATGTTAGCAGATTTAAGGGAATCGGGGCTACAAGCTGCATTGGATAAGTTCAAGGCTTCGGTAATTAAACAAGCGCGTACTAACTTAACTAAGGGCGATAGGAATGTATCACGAAAGTTATACAACTCTTTAAAAGGTGAAGCAAAGGTTTATGCTAAAGGTTACTTTTTGAACTTCCAAATGGAGGAATACGGTAACTATCAAGACAAAGGTGTTAAGGGTAAGCGTTCAAGTTCGAGAGCTCCGAACTCACCTTATAAGTTTGGAAGTGGCAAAGGTAAAAAAGGTGGATTGACGGAAGGAATAAACAGATGGGTTAAGGCACGTAAATTTCAGTTCAAAGATAAGAAGGGGAAGTTCATGAGTTACGACTCAACTGCATGGATAATTACAAGGTCAATCTACGCTAAGGGAATAAGACCTACTTTATTTTTTACCAAACCATTTGAAGCAGCTTATAAACGATTACCACAGGAATTAGTCAACGACTTAAAAATAGATTTAGAAAAGATATTCAACTATTCAATTAAACAACCGAAATGATTAGAGCAAGGTCACCGTATATTATTAGTATTAATGAAACAAGTCAAGTTAGTACACGAATAGAGCTATTTATCAGTGCGACAACGTTCAGTGGTACACCACAATACAACTTAAGTAAAGCTATTCCTGCATCAAACGCACCAACAACTTATTATGACATTGCGCCTTACATTCGTGAATACTTTGACCACACGGTTTATACTAATATTACATCACTAACATCTACATACCTTAGTATTCAAAAGCTAAACGTTAGGGTAAAGAGATATAAGACCGTAGGAATTACAGAGTCGTTAATAGATACAACAGACGAAATCGCAACGGATGGATACAATGATTTTGCAGATGGGATAAATAATAATGCTGTTGATTACTTATTGGACGAAAAAACTTACTACTATCATAGCGGTTCAAATGCAGGTTTTATATTAGCACGTGTTCAAACAGGCGATAAAGTAAGATGGACAGACCCTGAGGGAGTTACTTACTTAAGTTCATCACTTACTCAAGGGTTCTACTATTTTCCACGTGCGTATAATAGTAGGTTTACTGAAAAATGGACAACACAGATAATTGACTCAGGAAGTGCAGTTCAAGCGACATGGATATTCAAGCCTGTTGAGGAATGTTTGTACACACCTGTTAAGGTTGACTTCATAAATAGACACGGAGCGTTCCAACGTGAGTTTTTCTTTAAAGCATCTAACGATAATATCGAAGTAACCAACAAAGATTACAACTTAATGCAACCGTACAATTACAGTTTAACAGGTGGTCAAAGAACTACGTATAACCAAAACGGAAAACAAAGTATTAAGGTTAATAGTGGATGGGTTGAAGAAGATTTTAAGGACAACTTAAAGCAATTAATGTTGAGCGAAAAAGTGTTAGTAGATGAAAAGCCTGCTATTCTTAAAACTAAATCAATTGAACTAAACAAGTCGATAAACACAAAACAGATTAATTATAGTTTGGAATTTGAATTTGCGTATGATTTAATTAATAGCATTGTATAGATGAGAAAGGTAGACGTATACATAGAAGTTATTGCTAATTCAGGCAATTACGAAAAGTTAGAGTTGTTTAACGATGAAGAAATTCAGATTAATAGCTCGATTCAAAACGTTCAAGACCTGGCAAAAGTTTACACGGATTTTACTCAGTCGTTCACTATTCCTGCTTCACCACGTAATAATAGACTATTTGAACATTTTTACCAAACAGATGTGAATGCAAATGACAACCCTAATATTAAGCGTAACGGATTTATCGAGATAGGTACGATACCATTTAGGAGTGGGAAAATATCAATCGAGAGTTCCAACGTTGTTAAAGGACGTGTTGAAAGCTATTCTATAACGTTTTACGGTGATTTAACGAGCCTTAAAGATAAGTTTGGAGATGATACTCTAAAGGATTTAGATTTGAGTTCGTATGGAATGACTTACAACGGAACTGCGGTGAGGTCAGAACTTACAACAAATAATCCTTTTTCTCATATTAGATTTCCTTTGATTTCATCTAATAGAATATGGAGTTATGGAGATGGGTCAAATACAGATATAAGTAATAGCAGTTACCCTATTGTTTACAATGAATTATTTCCTGCATTACGTGCAAGTAAAATATTTGAAGCTATTCAAACAAAATACGGTATAACATTTAACAGTTTATTTTTCAATCAGAAATTATTTACTAATTTATTTTTATTGTTAAAAAACAAGAAGTCATTTCGGGAAGTTTTTTCTGTTGAATTAGATTTTATCAGTGGTACTTCTACTCCATCAACAGCAACTTATAATTTAACCAACAACACAATGGTTAAAGTTTCTGGTCAGTTTACTATTAAGGTAACTCATTCAACTGTTCAACAGTGTTTTTTAGATGTTTATTTAGATGGAAAACTTGTAAATACATTTACATTATACACAGCAATAGGCACAAGTGGTGTACCTTATCAATTCCCATTGGCTAATAGTACTTCAAATTATACTTTTAGATTACGCTCAAATTCACCATTAACAAGTGCTGCACCTTTGATAGTAGTACAAGGAACAGGAGGTGTTTCTACAAACACTTTTATAACTTGCTCAAATATAACAACTACTAACTTTTTAAACCCAAATGACCAAGCTCCTAATATAAAAATTAGTGACTTTTTAAGTGGTATATTTAAAATGTTTAACCTTACTTGTTACGCTACATCAATAGACAACTTTCAAGTAGAACCTTTAGACGATTGGTATACAAAAGGTGCGGTTGTAGATATTACAGATTATGTTGACACGGACGAAATTACAATTGAAAGACATAAACTTTACAAAGAAATATCATTTGATTATGAAAACTCAGAAAGTTTTATAAATAAAGAATATGATTCAAGATTTGCGCGTGAATTCGGAAGTGTAAAAGAGTCATTTCCAAATTATGATGGAGGAGAATATAAAGTTGATGTACCGTTTGAAAACATATCATTCACAAAAGAAGATGCAACAAACGCTTCAGAACCGCCAAAAGCATTTATATTAGACACTATCAATTCTGTTGAAAGTTACGACAATAAACCTATTTTACTTTATTACAATGAAAATTCTGTTGCAACGTCTTTTTATTTTGATACAGGGGTTTCGAATGCAATAGTAAACACTTATAAACCGTTAACTAATCAAACAACATACAACAACGCTATATATTCAAATCATTTTTCAGTAGAAGGTAGTGCATTTGATAGTACGTCAATCAACAACTCATTATATTTAAATTATTACAATGCGTATTTACAAAACCTATACAACCCTAAAAACAGACTTACAAACGTTAAAGCATTGTTTCCAATTTCATTACTTACAAGTTTAAAGTTAAACGACCGTTTAATTATACGTGACAAACGTTATGTAATTAACGAGATGAAAGTAAACCTTACAAGTGGTGAAGTTGATTTGTCTTTAATCAATGATTTCAGAGCGGTCGCGAATGTTAACGTGCCTATTCAAACAGCCGCAACAACAACAGTTGAAGTTCCGGTATTTATCGAGAATGGTCAAACATCAACAGAAATATGTGTGGGTGCTACTTGCACAACTTATACATCAGAACAATTAATATCAATTACTTTACCAACTAACACGTCGGGCGTTCCTGTTGAAACATCGTTAACACGTGAAGGTATACCTTACACAACAATTTATCAAGATGCTTAATACAATTATACAACTATTGAAGTCTAACGATTTTTACGGTCAAAGCGAAATTATCGACATCGCTAAAGGGAAATATAAACTTACTAATTCGGTTCGTGAAAGCTACAAACAAGCTAAAAGAGAGTTATACTTAAAACAAGCTACAAATGGCAGAAAAGAAAATAATTGAATTAGAGGTAAAGAATAATTTAGGTTCACTAAAATCACAGCTTAGGGAAGCACAGGCGGAAGTAGCGAAGTTATCGGAGCAGTTCGGTGTGACATCTAAAGAAGCGGCAAATGCAGCGAAAAGAGCAGCGGAACTAAAAGATCAAATTGAAGATGCGAAAGCCTTAACGGATGCCTTTAACCCTGATGCGAAATTCAAAGCATTATCTTCATCTTTGGGAGGTGTTGCGAGTGGGTTCGCTGCTTATCAAGGAGCTTTGGGTTTAATTGGTGTTGAAAGCAAAGAAGTTGAAGCTCAATTATTGAAAGTTCAAAGCGCAATGGCTTTAGCAGAGGGGTTGCAGTCTTTAGGAGGCTTAAAAGATTCAATGATAGCTTTAGCTTCAGTTGTTAAAAATCAAGTTGTAACAGCATTTGCTACTTTAAAAGGAGCGTTAATGGCTACTGGTATTGGTTTAGTTATTGCTGCAATTGGTACTGCTATTTATTTAATGGATAAGTACAACGATGAGATAGAAGATAATATTCAAAAACAAAAACGTTTAAATGAAGAGAATAAAAAATATGCTGAAGAATTAGGTAAAGTTGCTGATGCAAGACAAAAGGAACGTAACGCATCAAAAGGAGGTTTAAATGATAAAGAAAGAGAATTACAATTATTAAGGGCAAGAGGTGCAAGTGAGCAAGAAGTTTACAAAAAAGAGAAGGAAATAATTAATAAACGAATATTTGACCAAAATGTTCTTTTTAATACGTTTACAAGTAATAATTCTGCTGAAAGACAAAAAAGAAAAGAAGCTCAAGAGAATTTAAAAAATTTATATGCTGAGTCTAAGTCTTTAGATGCTTCTTACAATAGACAATTAAGAGAAAACCAACAAGAAAGAATAGAAGACGCAAACGAAAAAAGAAAAAACGCAATCCAAAAACAGTTACAAGCTGAAAAAGATTTCTATGAAAATCAAGCAAAGATGCTTGAAGAAGCCGAAAAAAATACGTTAAAGAAAAAAGAATTAGAAGACCCTACAAAGAAAGCTATTCGAGACGCTCGTAAATTGATGGAAGCGCAAAATGTTATCAATGAAGAAAAAGTAAAACAGATTGAAGCACATAACGAAGCTGAGTTAAAATTAGAAGAAGATAAAAACAGAAAGAAACAAGAATTAACAGCAATGTCTTTTGATGTCATTAGGAGTGTTGCTGACTTATTCGCTCAAGGTAACGAAGCAGACCAACGTAAAGCATTTCAATTAAACAAGGCAGCAAGTTTAGGTCAAGCTATTGTTAACACTGCTCAAGGTGTTACAGCCGCATTAACTCAAGTGCCTTTATTTCCCGGTGCGCAAATTATACAGGCAGGTTTAGTTGGAACATTAGGAGCTTTGAACATAGCAAAGATAGCTAACACACAATTTCAGAGCAGTGGCGGTGGTGGAGATACAGCAACAAGTACACCAACAGCACCACGTACTCCTTCCTTTGATATTATACAAGCGCAACCACAAATGCAGTTAGGAGCGTTGCAACAACAACCTATTAAAGCGTATGTAGTAAGTGGAGAAGTGTCAACAGCGCAAGCCTTAGACCGTAATAGAGTAAGAAATGCAACATTTTAATATAAATTAAGTTATAAAAGTATGCAGAATATAGAGCTAACAATTAAAGATGATGAACAAGGGTGTTTCGCGATTTCACTTGTCGACAAGCCCGCTATTGAGGAAGATTTTATTTTTCTAAGCACATTGGATGTTGAGTTACAAGTTACCAACGATGAGAAACGTGAAGTTGTGGGACTTGCATTGGTACCTAACAAACAGATTTTAAGACGTATTAAAGACAAAGAGTTTACAATTTCGTTTAGTGAGGAAACAATCGCAAAGGTGCAAGAACTTTATCTTAAAAAGAATTACAATAACAACGTAACAGTTGACCATGACCACAATGTTGAGGGTGTTAGCTTAATCGAGAGTTGGATTGTTGAAGATGAGAAACACGACAAGTCTAACATTTATAAATTAGATGCTGTTAAAGGTTCATGGGTTGTTAAGATGAAAGTTTACAATGAAGAGGTTTGGCAACAAATAAAAGACGGTAAATTCAAAGGGTTTAGTATCGAGGGTAAGTTTGATGGCTTAGACCAATTGGAAGCGGAAAGCCACGAGGATATAATAAACGAAATTAAGGAACTTTTAAAATCAATATAAAATGGGAGTAACAATAATTGACAACACGCAAACGATTAACAACGCTACTTGGAAGGTGCAGCCAGACGTACTTGCATCCGAAAGCGGAATAGTAAAAGAAAACGGAACTATCCATTACATAGATGGTAAGTTAAAATACCATGTTGAGGGTTCTATTAAAGAATTAGGAGTAACAACGGAGGCTTCAATTATAGTTTTAGACGTAATAACATCGCTCCCTGCCTCGCCAAATGTTGGAGATAAATATCTATACCCTTCAGGGACTTACAACGGTGTGATTGAATGGAACGGGTCGTTTTGGGCGTACATAACAGCGCAGCCAACTGCGGAGGTGGGTACTTTAGTGACAAATACAAAAACTTCTATTACTTATAGATGGAACGGTACAACGTGGGCTTTTTATAGCTCTCAAACATCGGTGGCAACACCTGTTATTGATGTAATAACATCGCTCCCATCCTCCCCGACAGTTGGAGATAGATACTTATACCCTTCGGGAACTTATGCAGGTGTAATTGAATGGGATGGTGCTTTTTGGGCATATGTTTTTCAAAACACATACGCACCAATTGGTGCATTTGTTACGTCTTTAAAAAACAATGTGACTTATCGATGGAATGGTACAAGTTGGGCAACGTACACACAGCAAAAAGTTCTTGATTTAATATTAGACCGCAAAACTGATTCTTACACACTTGTAGCAACTGATAACGGTGAATGTATAGAAATGAATAAGGCAACTGCAAACACTTTGACAGTTCCCTCAGGAGTTTTTACAGCGGGTCAACAAGTTTTGGTTACACAATATGGAGCAGGTCAAACAACAATTGTTGGATCAGGCGTAACGTTAAGAAGTGACGGTGGCAAACTTAAGATTAATAGTCAATATTCAAGTGCTACAATTCTGTTTATTTCCGCAACGGAAGCGTATGTGTTTGGTAATTTAGCTTTATAAAATGACTGAGTTTAACAACAAAATAACTCCTTCATTCATAAGATTTAGAGCAGTCACTACCGTAACAGATAGTGACTCTTTATTTTTACAACCTATTGATAGCGAAATACCGAACAGAATAGCAATGCTACAATTCAAAGACTATTTAGGTGATGAAGATAACGGAATTTTATTTGGTGGCACGGGTACAGATGAGGACGTTTATAAGATTATAGGAGGTGTTGGTACGAGTATTAATTCAGATAAATATAACTAATGAGCGATATAACAAAGAGAATTATAATAAAAAAAGGGGCTGGCATTGCAACTATTCCTGCGACATCAGACCATCGAGATGGTACATGGTTAAGCACTGATTTGTACATTGGTGAGTTCTACATGAATACTGCAAATGGGAAGATATACACACGTACATCAAGTGGGATTTCGGAAATTATTTATAACGTTGCAGATTTTGAAGTGTTGGCAAATAAAGCGACTGATTTCACTACTATAAATAACACTAAATACCCAACAACTCAAGCAGTCGAAAATCAAATTGATGCTAAACTTGTAAGCACTGGCTATTGGAATGTAGCAAGTTCAGAGATTGCACGTGGTTACAGGGCGCAACACAATTCAACAACTGTACTTTCTGAAAACATTGCAACAGGAACACTACAAGGGACAGCAACAGCGGTGGCGGTGTCAACAACTTCCATTCAAACTAAAAAGACGCGTTTAAAAATTGGTGTTTCAACTCCTGCAGCTAACGGTGTGTGTGGTTACAGGTCAACAAGTGCATTCAATATTGTTGATATGGGTTGGAGGTTTTGTGTTGCGTTTGGTGTTTCAGATACAGCCTTAAATACAGGCGCGCGCCAATTCTATGGGATGACATCTGCAACGACTTTGCTTGGTATTTCTTCTACGGTAACAGTAGAGAGTTTGACTAACATTATTGGTGTTGGCTCGGATGCTTCTGATACTAATTTACAAGTATTTCATAACGACGGAACAGGAACAGCTACAAAGATAGACTTAGGCTCTAATTTTATAGCAAACAGAACAGGAAGTGCAGCAACTGATTTCTTTGTGTTTGAATTGTACAACCCATTTAATTCAATGACTGTTTATTATAAGGTTACTTCATTGGAAAACAACGTAACAGTTGAGGGGTCAATCACTACGAATTTACCAAGCGATACTACACCGATAACAATGCAAGCGGTTAGAACTTCGGGAGCGACATCAAACGCGTGTAGTTTTGATATTTCACAATTAACTTTAAATTGTTTGTCATGATAGAGGTAATACAAGAAGTAAGGGGAGCTTACACTTATGTAGAAAGTAGCTACTTGAATATAATCAAAGTAGGAAATGAGGTTTTAAATGCTGATGTAACAGCAGAAATAACAGCACAAGAAACTATCATAAACGATTACATCTAATTTACAACAAAGACCTTAAATCAAGGTTATATAATTATGAATGAAATCAAGTACATTTTAGAGCAAATCAGAAAGACGAAAACAATAGTGCTACTCATAATTCTGCTTGCCTTCATTCTTTTTTATTACAAATCATTGGTTACTCAAGTAGTAGTTAAAAAAATTGAAAGTGTTGACGAGGTGAAAAAAGACATTAATAATAATGTTTTGATTCAACAGATGCTTAACGAGTTGATGATAAAATATAATGCTGATAGGGCTTATATATTTCAATTTCACAACACAATTAAGTACTACGATGGAACACACCGTAACCATCAATCAATGACTTTTGAAGTGTGTAATAATGGTATTAGCTCGGAAGCACATAATTTACAGAATATTCCCGTTAGCTTGTACCCGATGTTCTTACAACAGATAATGTTAGAAAGAATGAATTATTGCGACGTGAATAGCATTAAAGAGCAGACTACAAAAGCATCGTTATTAAGGCAAGGGATTCACTCGATATGTATAGCACCATATTTTAAAAAAGGAAATTTTGTTGCTTACATTGGTTTAGACTTTGTAAAAGAAAATAAGTGTACAGAAATTGATTTTAAGGAGTTTAAAGAGTTTACAAACGAAATAGGTAATATATTAATGTTATGAGAAAAGGAGGAAAAAAAGGCTGTCAATGTAAAGATGGCACGTACAGTAAAGAGTGTTGCGATGGTAACTCTCAAGGGGTTGGAAGTACCAACCAACAAACAATTAGTAATGTAAACCACACCATTGAAGTAAGGCAAATTACAACAGAAAGAGGTTAATAAAGTTATATAGTTATGAAAGCAAGAGATAAAATACTAAGCGATATTTATCAAGTTGAATTATCTGAGATTTCCGTTGAGTTAGCAATTGGTAATGACTTAACGGGAGCTGTTGAAAAAATGAGTGCTATAAACAAACCTGCTATTGATGCTTTAGAAACTCTTAAATCAACCAAACAAAAAGCAAAGCAATCTGTAACCAAATCTATTTCTGAAATATCAAGATTTGTTAAAGGATTGTCAGAGGAAAAAATAAGTTTTGAAGCACAAGTTAAAGCATTGGGTATTGATTTAACAAAAATACCACAGCCTAAAATGTACTCAGATAGAATTATTTACGGAAATAAATTAATTAACCAATTAGAAACTGAATTAAAACAAATATAAATATGACTAAAGAAATAAAAGACGCGTTAAAAACTATCAAGACCTTCTTAGGAATGGAGGTGAAGTTAGAAGAACAAACATTGGCAGATGGTAACACGACAATCGAGGCCGATTCATTCGAGCCGGGTGCTAGTGTTATGATTGTAGTTCCTGAAGGTGAACCTGTACCATTGGAAGTTGGTAAGTACGAACTTGAAGATGGTCGTTTACTTATCGTTGAAGAAAAAGGAATGATTGCTTCAATTGAAGAAATGCCAAAAGAAGAGGAAGAGATGCCTGTTGAAGCAGATGTGACTCCAGAAGTTGAAGTTAAGCAACCTAAAAAAGTTGTAAGCATCACTGAGCAACACTTTGCAGAAATGGAATCAAAGATTGCTGAACTTGAAACTAAGTTAGCTGCAATGACTCCCGAAGTAATCGAGTTGACTGAAGAGCCAAAACCAATTCAGTATAACCCTGAAAACGCAAAACCAATTGAGCATATGGATTTAGCGATAAATACAGGTAAATCAACAAGAGATAAGATTTTAGAAGAAGTATACAACAACAAATAAACAAATAAAAAAATGGCTACAACAATTAACATTTCAACTTCATATGCTGGGCAAGATTCCAAACTATGGGTAAAAGCTGCTTTATTAAGCGGTAACACTTTGGCAAATGG